GTCAACGAAGGCATCGCCAATCTCAGGATATGCATCTTTTAGTTCTTGAATGTTGGTGTCCCGACTAGGGAAGACATAGAAATACTCACCGCCAGAGATCTCCTCAACGGTGGTGAGAATGTTAGCAGTTACCTCGTCAGAGTCAAACTTGTCGAAGGCAATTGTAAGGGGGTTCTCCCTACTGACCTGTTGAAGTGCTGCTTTCGCTTGTCCATTGGCAGAGTTGGGATTGGGTTCCGCAGATGACGGTCCCCCTTGCGCCACCTTTCTAGCGTAGTCATCCCCATCACCGCTAGTTCTTTTGGCTACAACGGATGCCTCTTTTGATCCTCTCGTGCCCAGTTCATCTGTACTCGACGCAGTTGCCGAGTACATTTGTAGTTGACCCTTGACCGTTTTTGCTTTCAGGTTGCCCTGACGGTCATACCAATCTCCGTGTCCGTCCCCGACGAGACCTAAACGCTTCGCTTCTTGCGATGCCTTGGTTACGCGGGCTTCTGTTATGAAGGTCGAGAACTTCTTCACTGAGTTTACTGTAAATTTGATCCTGATACTTCTGGCACCAGAACATCAAAGGTGCTCGGTACTGCTTGTATTTATCGGTATCAGTAATCATCAATACAAAGCGAGCGAAACTGTTCATCTGCCGCTTTCTTGACATCCTACGGTTACCCTCAGGGGTTGCCCGATAGATTTCGATAATAGAGTCAATAAGTTCGTTCATTAGTCAATAGTCAAACCGTCACACCAATTGCCTCGCTCATTATCAGAGAGAGACTCTACCTTTGTCCTCAAATCATGCTTCTCAACATCATAATCACAACAGATGTGGTCTTGGTTATAGAAATGCGGGACAAACTTTTCATAAACTGGAGCAGTCTTCTGCTTGAAAGCAGTGAGATTACATACTTGATTGATCTTGACGCCATTCCTAACACACTTCTCTCTGAACTCGCGAGTCATCTGGGAATTCCACACGTCTCTATCACGAGTTGCTTCGTTGCAAGCACGCTTCAACTGCTTCCGTAAGCAACCATCCTCTTCTTCTGGAGTGTGCTCTCTGAAGTCACACTCACACTTGATTACATTCCGCCAGAACTCATGAGATGCAAGGATGACATTAGAACTGATGCTGTGGTTCAGTTCAGTAATCACCTTCCTAGAGAAGTCAAAGGAAGGCATGTCTGTCTCAACCATATCGGCGGCAGATTCATCATCAGTGACTTCTGCACCTAAGCTCTCGAAGATGCTCTCTGCCACAGCAGTCTGATATTTCAGATGAACTTTGGCACCTACAAAGTCCTTAGGTCTGGCGTATGCTCTATCACCAGCGACCAATTTAGTCCCACCCCAGGACACAATTGCCATGGGTTTTACTGCCAACAAATTACGGAAGTACAGAAGTTCTTCCCCCATGTTTGACTGCATGAAAGCAGTGGCATGCTTCTCACTCCTAAACAAAAAGGGCATCTCAATGCTTGCCCAGTCACTCTCAACAAAATCTACATCTTTATTACGTGTCTGCCGATCCAGATACCGCTCCTTGATCTTCTCTGCAAATAGCGGTGCAGGATAATCTGCTAGTTGGATGTCATTTGACTTCAACAGACGGAGGATATCACCCCTATCGATGGCAACACCATCGTTATATCTCTCAGCATACTGCTCACAGGTCATGATCTCAAACGTGACCCGACCTGGCATGCGTCGTTCCATGTGGTGCTCAAATGTCTGAGCAATCCGCATAAAAAAGTCAAGCGGTTCATTGGAGATGACCCACTTGACCTTATAGTTTGCAAGATACTTAGGATTGACCTTTCCCATCTAAACCCAATAACTTACTACCCTGTGGTATTTAGGGTCCAGCTCATGATTCTTGGGTTTTTGATGGAGGATAGCAAGTGCTAACTCAGGTCTAAACTTCAAAGAACCTTCCTGACGAGGGGCAACTCCATCTCTATAGGAGTAGATAATGGGAGGGAGACGATGCCTTTTGATCTTTTCGTTGTGATAAAAGTCATCGGTGCCAGCATACTTAGCAACGTACCCTTTGGGGTCCTGGACCCAGTGACTGTAGATGTGAGTGGCATCATCCCAGGCAATGACACTGGAATTGAACAGTGACTTGGTGGGGTTCTTGACCTGAAACGGGAGTCCTTTCCAGGAACTGTAGACCAGAGCGAATGGACTGTTCGTCTCTAGAATTTTGTTGATGTTTCCATGGATAATCACGTCCAGGTCGAAGAACAACTTACGTTTGAACCACTGGATCTCAGGGCGAACAAACATATTGATCTTCCACCATGCTGGCCACCAGTTTTCCCAATCAAGGTACTCACTAACGTCAATCTCTACTACTGTGACACCTTCTTTGATGCCCTCAGGGTTGTCGGTGAAGCAAAAAAATGGTGCATCGGTTTGACGACGCACCATGTTGTAGAGTTTGTTTACATACTCTGCATCAAACTTGTCTCCAATCTTGATGCAGGTGATACAAAGGTCAGATGTCGCCATCCTTGCGGTTTTCTGAATAGAACTCACTGAAAGTACCCTCGGGATAGCGTGCTTCCAGTTTTTTGATATTAGTATCTAGCACATCATTCATGTCGATCTCCAGTGCCATGCATGCTTGTGCCACATACCACATCACATCGCCAAGTTCTACCTTCAGGTGATGCAGATTGTCATCACTGGCAGGTTTGCCTTGGAAAATCATCTTTTTGACAATCTCCATGAACTCTCCACCTTCAGCAGAGATTCCAACGGCAGAAGTCAGAAGGCGTTGTACAGCAACTTCACCACCAAGTTCTTGAAGACGGTAGATAAAGGCATCAGAATCCTTAGATTCAGTGCTAGTCACACCGTTTACGAAGCGTTGGTAGTTAGTAAAGTCTACTCCCATTTGAAGTCGTCGAATTTGGATTTGGATTTGTGGTTGTCGTCTTTAGACGTGTGCTGTACTTCTACGATGTCATCAACCAGGTCGTCCTGTGCTGTTTGCTCGCAGTCGTACAGTCTCATCTTAGCACGATCAATGCCAACTATAAACCTCTTGTTCATAGTTGGATCATTGTATCGATTCTTCAACTGTTTGACCATTATTTGGCTAAGTCGTTCCATATCTTCGGTAGAAACCAAAGCGAACATAAGATCAGCGGTAGCTGGAAGGCCAAATGATTCAGAAGTATCAGTAAGATTAGGGTCTGAACTAGAAAAACCAGAGCGAGTAGTCTGCGTAGCTGAGACCACTGGGACAGAGGCTTCGACCGCGAGCCCCCGGAGTTCTTCTGCGATTGCTTTGACATAAGAATAAGAATTTACGTTGGCAGCACCTCTATATCTCGAAGACGCACAGATATTGAGGTAGTCCACAAAGATTATATCAGGGGTGAAAGATTTTTTCAACTTCAACTCCTGAAGCAGTGCACGGAAGTGTCCTACATGTGCCGAAGCAGTAGGATATTCCTTGACAATCAGGTGTCCTGATGTCTTTGCAGCGATCTTTGCGATCTTTTTCTTGAACACTTGTTCAGGTACGTTCTGTATGTCCGAGATGTTGACATCGAGAAGGTTAGCGTCAATTCTTTCTGCAATTTTCTCTTCAGCCATCTCCAGTGTGATGTATAGAACGTTCTTTCCCTGGAGGAGAACACTGGCAGCGACGTGGCACATAAACAAAGATTTACCGACGCCAGTGCCAGCCAAAGCGATGTTGAGCGTCTTATCACTGAGTCCACCCGCAGTAATCTTATTGAAGTATTCAAGATCAAAGGGTGTTTTATTTTCGACTCTGTGATAATACTCAAAGCGATCCTCGGAATCATCGAGGTAATCGTGTCCAACGCTTTGATCGAACCCGACAGCAAGAGCATCGGAAAGGATGCCCGGAATTGCATCGGGGGAGAGCTTGTCGTCTGCACCATCAGCAACCTGGATACTTTTGATCAGTGCTAGGTAGATGGCACGTTGTTTACACCACGATTCAGTGGTGTCCAGCAACCATTTGCTCTCAGATTCTTCGGTTTCCAATGAGGAAACCAACTGAGTGATGGTGGTGTGCTCATCCTGAGTGATATCAGTCCTCTTTTCAATCTCAATGTGAAGCACTTCCTTGCTAGGGAGTGCGTCATACTCAGTAAGAAAAGAAGCAACCTGCTCAAAGACTACCCGATCAGTCCTTTCTTCAAAGTATTCGGGTTGAATGAACGGCATCACCTGCCGTGCATACTCTTCGTCGTAGACCAGGTTGCTAAGGATTGTTAGAGGAATCCTTTCGCTCATTCACCTCCACCGTAAGTGAACTCTTTTTGTGCTGCCTCGTCGAGTCGAGACATTAGATCGTCCGTGAAATACTTTTCAGGATTGCTGTACACCTCTTTAGCATACACCTTTTTCCCGTCAATTTCATACCTGTTACCAACCTTCTTGATAACACCAGTTGACTCGCCCAGTTCAAGCAGTCCGTAGTAGCGATCAAGACCGCGTTCATCGTAGTAAAGACGGATGGCAGCGACCCTGTTCTCACGACTCAGACGTGACTTGACTGCCTTAGCCTTGATAATGTTTCCGACGATTTCCGTTCCATCTTTCTCTTTCGCCTTGCTGAGATAGATGATTGTACTCGCTGCATACTTGAGTCCAGAACCCCCTCCCATCTCTTTAGTTGGAACGTAAGCTCCGATGACATCGTATGTATGGTTGGTGACAATGAGCGGCACATTGGCTTGACCTAGTTTGAGGGTGAGCATACGGAAAGCACCTTTGACAAGTTGACTTTTTGTCATGTCGCGGGTTTGCTTGTCCTCAAGGACATCCTTGATCTCCTTTTCAGTGGAGAGCATGCCCAGAGAATCTAGTACAAACATCATGGGTTTCCTGTCATCTTCAGGAAGACTTAGATATTTGTCAACAATCTTCAATGCCCGGTTTCGGAACTGTTCGATGGTGACGACCTGCACGTGACCGAACCTGTCAAGGTCGATACCACGTGTCTCCAACATGTTCTTCTTGATAGCAGATTCTGTATCAAAATACATGACTCCACCATCAGGGTGCTTCTCCAGGAAGTTCTTGACTACCGCAAGGGAGAAGAATGTCTTGCCTGTGGAGGTTTCACCAGCGATTGCAGTGATTTTGTCACCACTAATTCCCCCATAAATGCTGCCACTAACCAGGGCATTGAAAATGTAAGAGCCAGTGTCAACAAATCGCTCCGTATCATCGACATCCGAGGCGAGTTTCGTATAGTCATCCCCAATCTCCTTGATGATGTCCTTGAAAAAATCCATGTCAAATACCCAGTAGTTTGCGTTGCCTCTCAAAGTATCCGTGGAGGATCCACGAACTGCTATTCATTTTTTCCTGTCCTCCGACACCCCATTCAAAGACAACTCGCTCATTGTCCTTGAACCTTTCGAGTTCTGGAGTGTTGGTTGCACCCCGATCTCCTCCATTACAGAAGACAACGGTCTGTGCGATCTCCAAACACTTGTCAATGGCACCACATGCACTGTCATCAGCATCATCCCATGACACAACAGCGTCTACCATGTTCAGATGACGGACGATATCAGCACGCTCAGTCCAACACTGAAAATACTGTCCCTTTTTACGCTTCAACCAGGGATCACCGTTCAGTCCTACCACTAGGTAGTCAGAATAGTCCTTGGCACGCTCAAAATAACGAATGTGTCCGGAGTGGATGGGGTCAAACCCACCCGTCACCAGACTAAGTTTTTCAAAAAACATCAGATAACGTAACCGAACTGCTCTCGGGCAATTTTTTTGTACGGTCCACCAGGGTTGTCAGCACGAATGTCCTTGATGTGGACCAGCTTCTGATAAAGAGCAGTGTCACCGCCCAAACGCAGTGCGTTGACGATGGTGTTTAGTTCTTTATCGTTGATAGGTAGTTCCATAAGGGTTCTTATGTAGTTTGATTATAGCATCAGACAAAGAAAAGATCCAGCGTTGCTGTTTTCTCCACTGACCAGCCGATGGCATCCAGAACCGCCTTGAGCGGTTCAACAAATGACTTATCGAACATCAACGTGTAGTCAACATAGTTCGCTAAACCCAGTTCTTTAGGAAAATCGCCCAGGAAAGAGATCACATTCTCTTGTGTTGGGTTGGGTTTGGTCAAATAGCAGAACTTTATCTTGTCGCCATTGTTGATAGCATTATATTTAGAGTCGAGACTATGCTTCTTCAAATAGTGGTTGTAGAGCAGTGAACCTCGTACATGGATAGGTGTGCCCTTGCTGTAGATGGACAGATTACTCTTGTATTTGTCCAGATTGTTGCATGATCGTGGGAATGCAACAGCAGCAGGGTCCATTTT